GTAGATGATACCTATTGTAGAGATAAGGTGGAATTTATGAAATTAATTGAATCCCAATCATTTGGTTCTCAATTTGCATATAAAAACGAATCAAACCAATTAGTATCAAACATTACAACTATACCAGATAATGGAGTGCACCCAAATTTTATTTTAAAATCAAGATATCCTGGTTACGATAAGGAAGTTTATCCTAAATTTTTTAAAGTATCAACACAAGAAGAATTAAACGTAATTTTAGAAAATGTAACATCTGATTATTTGTTAATGGAGAATTATTGTAACACTACTAATAATTTTGAAGGACATGTAAAAGTAATAAGAAGTTTGAATATGTTGTATCCAACAACACTAGAATCAATACAAATTGGACAATATACTAAATTTAATGAAAATATAACTTTTTCTGATGTAGAATATGATTCAGTAACTTATATGTTAAATTCGGAATATAGAGATAGTTATCTAACCGCAACAAGGACTAAAGGATTACCTAAATTGTTAGATACGGATATGGTAGAAATGGCTGATGGCACATTCAAAACCACATTAGAATTAAACGTTGGTGATTTAATTAAAACAATCGATATACCAAATCCAAATGGTGTTGATAATACATCTTATCTTACAAATTTTGAAATAACATACGAAACACTTGTATCGGGCACAACCTATTCAACAAATAGAATTACTAATAAAAAGAGAGTTAATATATTAACGTATATAAATAAATTAACTTTTGATGATAATAGCACATGGGAAGACACGGGTGGTTCTTCTTATTTAATTGAAAGAGATAATGTTATACAATTTGAACAATTATTTAATATAAGAATGGGGGATGTTGTTTTATTATTAGATACAACTGAAAGTTTAGTGGATTTTATTAGAAAAAATGTTGTAGAAAATATAGAAACCAAAAAAATATTTTCTGGATGGTTTATTTCAGTAGAAAATGCACACCTATTTTTAACTAAAACAACATCCACAAATAACGAATCATTTGTTTCAATTGAACACAATTATCACAATTTTTGTCCGAGTTGTTCTGGATATAGTCCTTCAGGTTACTGCCCTAAATCCGAACCAAAATGTAGTTCAGGTTACGAATGTACAAACGCCAATAGTGACTGTCCATAAACTTTTCTAAAAAATAAAATAAAATAAAATGGCAAATATTATAACAAATACCGAAATCAACACATTAAATACTACCTTAACAAGTATTGGTAATTTAATAGTGATTGCAAATAGCTAATCTTAATAATAAAAGGTTATGTCGTTTACCTATAAAACAATTCCAAATTTATTTACAAAAGAAGAATGCGACTTGGTATTAAAGTTTTCATTAGAAAATTTAACCTTAAACACTGCAGAAACCACAGGTAATAATCAATCAAACTATGATAAAATCAATCATAGAAAATCAAATGTGGCGTTTTATCCATACTATGAAAAATTCCCATTTCTATTAGAAAAAATATCTAAATTAATAAATGATAATATTGGTGTAAAGGGATTTGATTTAGATTATAACGATACTCGATTTCAATTTACCGAATATAAAATTGGTGATTATTTTGAATGGCATACCGATAGTAATGGAAAAGATTTTACACAATGTGATAGATATTGTTCTTTAGTCATACAATTAAATGATGATTACAAAAGTGGAAACTTAGAAATAAAATTATCTGAAGCTTCACCTATGATAGTAGAAAAAGGTGTAGGAAATACTATCATTTTTTTGTCAAATATAGAACATAGGGTAACACCTGTTGAAAAAGGTAATAGATATACATTAGTAAATTGGGTTGGGTTAAAAGAAAATAATAGTTTTAAAAAAACTTTATTATAATATGAAATTAGATTTTAAAGAAATATCAGTTGCGTGGTTTAATAAACTTATACATTCTAATGAATTAAAAAAATTAGCAGACGATAGATTTTTAATTTGTTTAGAATGTCCGTCTAAAAAAGAAATATTTAAAGGAAAAAAGTGGTCTCTCAGGTGTGGAGAATGTGGTTGTCCATTAGAAGGTAAAGTATATACACCCAATACATATTTGGATAAAAGTGGGTCATGTCCATTAGGAAAGTGGAAAAAAGTTGAAGATGAGTATTTAAAAGGTTTTAAAAAAACCAAAACCATCTTATAAAGTGTCTCACCTAATTAATAATGAACTTATTTGGATTTCTAATCCAAAATGTGCGAGTTTTTCTATTGAAACGGCATTAAGAAACTCAAAACTAAAATTAGAAATGTATGACCCAAGTAAGATGTCAGTACATTATCACACTCCATTAAACGAATGTTTATTAACGTGGGGAAATAAAGAAAGTATTTGTGTTATTAGAGATTGGGTATCTAAATGGTTAAGTGCATTAAATTTTATATGGGATAAAATAGAAATTTATACTGAATATACTCCCATTCGTAAATGGGAAGATATTGATAATGAATTTATATATAAAACATTTAATACTGACTTTTTAAATCATTTACATTTGATTGACCAACATGGTTATGGATATAAAACATGTTTTTTTAAATTAGTAAAAGAAAACTATGACCCACTAAAAGAGATACCAAATATAATGACATCACTAATTTCTCAAAAGTTTTTTAAATCCAATAAAAAATGTACATATGAGTTTGATATTAAAGAAATAGATAAATTTGTGGATTTTATTGAAAATAGATTTGGTGAAAGATTAATTATAAAAAATACAAATCAATCTACAAAAAGAGCAAATAAAATTATAATAAACGATGAATTAAAATCATTTATTTGGGAAAATTTTGAAAAAAGATTTGAAAAAAGAAACGAATTAATATAGTATATGATTCATCAACAACTATTATTTAATGAAGAAGAATGTAATTTAATAAAATCATATATAAAATTGCAACCTACTGAATTAAGTAAACATTTTAATATTGGAGATAATTATAATTTTACAGATGGTAATAAATTAGTAGCCACCAAATGTGATACTTCATATAGGGTATTTGTTATAGAAAATTCATCAGAGACGGAGTGGATGTTTAATAAATTATTAGAATGGTTTAGTGATGTTAATAATATTAAAATAAATTATGATAATAAGGTAAAAAAGTGTACACTACATCAATATAGTGTTGGTGACTCTTTTAATAAACATATAGATTTAAACCCCAACTTTCCAGATAGAAGATGGAATTTGGGAATACAATTAAATGATGAATATACTGGTGGAGAATATATTTGTTATGATAAGAACAATAATGAAATCATATTAAGTAAAGAAGTTGGAACAGCAGTTGCATATCATTGTAGAACTTTACATGAAATAAAAGAAATAACAAATGGTGAAAGATGGTCGATTGTGATGCCGATTGGAAAAAAACACATTATTGAAAAAATAAATTTAATATAATATATGGAAATTTATAAAAACATATTAACAAATGATTTTTGTGATACTTTAATAGAAAAAATTAAAAATGAATGTGTATTAAGTGAATCACATAAAACAAATTGGTTTGTTTGGTTAATTTGGGGTCAACAACCTAGTCAACCACTAGGTAGAGAAAAGTGGAATGAAGAAATTTATAATGTGGTAATAAATGAGTTGGTTAAATGTGATTTTCCTAAACATAAAATAATGTGGTTACAAATGACGGAATATAAAGATGGTAGGTGGTTACGAAGACACATGGATGGGGTAGGAAATAAAACATCAATAATTTTATTATCCAATGGATTTGTAGGTGGGGATACATATATAAATGATAGAGCTGTAAATTTTGAAAAAGGTGATGGTGTTGTATTTAATGGTGGTAACCAATATCACGAAATAAAACCAGTAACGGAAGGGACACGATATGCTTTAAATTTTTGGTTTCATTAATAATACAATATGGTAGATTTAAAAAATTACATATGTAGTGTTCCTTTTAATTCATTAGAAATACATAATAATGTGTGTTTTGTTTGTTGTCCATCTTGGTTACCCAATAAAGTGGAACTTCACAAAATCCCATTAAAAGATGTCTACAATAGTCAACCAATTATTGACATTAGAAATTCTATATTAGATGGTTCATTTAAGTATTGTAGTAAAGAACTTTGTCCTTATTTAAGTAAATTGGTAAACTATGGTGTGGCATCTGGTCCGGTTACACTAAAATCAAATTTAAATATTAATAATCCGATTGTAGAGAATAATACACCCAATTATTTGGTAATGAATTTTGATAGAACCTGTAATTATAAATGTCCATCATGTAGAGTAGATTTGATTGTTGAAAATAGTGAAGGTATAAAAAGAGTTGAAAAAACAATTGAAGATATTGATAACTATTATTCAAAACATGTAAAAACTTTATATATTACAGGTTCAGGTGACCCATTTGTTTCCGTTGGATTTAGAAATTATTTAAGAAATTTTAATCCTAAAAAATATCCAAACTTAAAATCCATTCATTTTCACACCAACGCAAGTATGTGGAATAAAGAAATGTGGGATAGTATGCCAAACGTTCACAAATACGTTCATACTTGTGAAATTAGTATAGATGCCGGTACTAAAGACACTTACGAAAACAAAACAAGATTAGGAGGTAATTGGGAAAATTTAATGAAAAATTTAAAGTTTATTAGTACCTTACCAAATATGAATGTAAAAACATCGTTTGTTGTACAAGATACAAACTATATGGAAATGGAAACATTTTATAATTTAATGTATTCTATTTTTGATAACAAGGTAAATGTGTTTTTTGGTAAGATAACTAATTGGGGAACATTCTCAGAAGGTGAGTTTAAATTAAAACAGATATGGGATACGGAACATCCGGAACACCATTTGTTTAAAAAAGAATTTAATAAAGTATGGAAAAACACAAATCTATTTCATAATCTATATGAGTTCATTGATTCCACACACACATCGTTAATATGATATTAAAACAAAAAATGTTATTTAGTAAAGAGGAGTGTGAATCTATAATATCATATAACAACACCCATATTACAAATTGGGTAATGGATGATAGAAAATATAATTCACAACCAATTAATTATTCATTAGATACTAAATGGTTATTTGATAAATTAAAAGAATTTGTTGAAGAAAATACTGATATTAAAATAAAGAAAATTAAAGAAACAATACATTTTCATAAATTTACAAAAGATGATTGGTTTGGAAAACATAACGATATTAGAGATAATAGATTATATGCAGTAGGTGTTTTATTAAATGATAACTTTCTGGGTGGTGATTTTAAACTACACAATCAAAATGAAATAATATTAGATAAGGTAATAGGAAATGCCTATATATTTGATGTAAGAATAGACCACGAAATAACACCAATTTTAGATGGTGAACGATTTTCATTATTGTGGTTTTTACAAAATGAACATATAGAAATAAAAACAAATAAGTTAATATAAATTTGGTAATGTCAAATATTTGTCGTATATTAGAGTATTATAAACAATTAAACTCTAAATTATGAAACAAAAGACAGAACAAGAATTAAAAGCAAATTATGACCGATTTATAGGTATAATTAAGAAGTATTTCAAAGGAGAAAGATTGGAGAAATTACTCCATATGTATTCCGAAGAAGAATTGGGTGTTAACCTTACATTATCCGCCGCATCTGGCTCAAAACACTATCATAACGCATATATAGGTGGGTATATAGACCACATCTTTAATGTATGTAAGAACGCTCTTAAAATGAGAGACCTGTTCGTAATGCAAGGTGGAAAGATTGATTTCACCGAAGAAGAATTAATATTTAGTTGTCTACATCACGACTTAGGAAAGTTAGGTGTTAAAGGTGAACTACATTATTTACTAAATCAGGAAGAATGGTCTCAAAAGAAATACGGAACTTTATTTATTCGTAATGAGAATATTCCATATATGACCTTAACTGATAGAACTTTTTTTACCCTGAACCACTATGGTATTCAGTATAATGAGAAAGAGTATTTTGCAATCAAACTTACTGATGGTATGTATGATGAAGATAATCAAAAGTATTTAGCAGGTCACGACTTAAAGAAACAATTAGTTTATAAGTTACAATTTATTATGCATTGGGCCGACCATATGTCGACAATCATTGAAAGACAAGATAACTTACTTTAATGACACAATTTCCGATTTGTAATAAAGTTAAGGTAGTTTTGTCATAACTTTGTAACAAAATAAGGGATGGTATAGTATTTGGACTATATAGAATATTATTAACAAAAAACATTTATATTATGATGATTAATGAATTTGACAGATTATTAAACAATTGGTTTGCAGAGGATGCATACCAAAACTGGACATCGGCTAGAAAAACAACAACCTATGTTCCAAACAAATTTGCAGTAGATATTAAAGATGAATCTGCAACAATTGCTTTATCGGTATTAGGGCACAACCCAAACGATATTGAAATTAATTGTTTTGAGGACAAAATTGAAATTAAAGCTAAAAAGACAAAAGAGGATATAGAACATCCTTTTAACCAATTAGTTTCGGACATTGAAGAAAGAATCCAAGTAGGTAAAAACTTTGATGGTAGAAACGCAAAAGCTGAGATTAAAAATGGTATTCTCTTAATTACTCTTGAAAGAAAAGAAGAGTCCAAACCAAAAAAATTAACCTTAAAAGTTGGTTAATTCAGTTATTTTTCGTATATTA